GCTCGTGCTGGTAGACGAAGTAGCGGACTCCTCGAGGCATCGTTTGAGGGTAGGGGCTGCGGGGATTGTTGAGGGTGAACACCCAGCGACGGGATTTGGCTTGGGGACGGGGAGGCTGACGTGGGGCTGCGGCGGCGGGGTAGCGAGCCTGGAGCTCGGCTGCGCGATCGATCATTTCCTGGTCTTGCATGTTCGGTATCTCTCTCTGGAAGTGCGTTTTGCCAGATTAGAGTTGTAAAGTTTGCACCAGGTCAATCGCATTTCACTTTTCAAGCCGAAAATCATGTTGGGTTCTTTCAGAGTTGGCTTCTTCAGAGTTGGTAGAGAGGGTGTCTTTTGTTACCACCATCTCCAATTGGGTGTGCAGTGGGACACAGCTTCAGAGTTGATTCAACTCACTTGTCCTGGTAGCGGATTCTGCACGTTCCGGTGGAGCTGCCGGCAGTGACGCCAGCGACGTTGCTTCCTACGACGATCATGTAGAGGGAACCGGTGATGATGTCTGCGACGTTGCCGGCATCGCCCCCATTGAAGGTTATGGGGTGGAGAAGGCGCCTGTAGAACCGGAGTACGTGTTTGGAACCAGGTTCACCAGAGGCGTTGAGGTTGTACGTGCGGTCAAAGAGGATCTTGAAGCGCTTGCGGTTCTCGAGGTTCCTGGGAGAGAAGCAGTCTGTCGTCTGAAGGACCTGGGCAGTCGTGAGGGGTGCCCCGTTGGTCTGACGATCGTAAACCACGAGAACCCGATGGATCTGGTCAGTCCCGTCGCCCGCGGTGACCGTGGTGGCCATCTTGAGCTGGATGCTCTTCATCGTGACCTCGCGACCGTTGCGCTGGTTGATGTCGTCCCCGCGTTCGATTCCGTTGAGCAGAAGAATGGCGCTGGTCGTGTTGATGGCAAGGGCGGTGGAAACGTCGATAGATTTGAACTCTCCCTCCCCGAGTTGGAGTCCACGCATCGCCACATTCTTCACTCCTATGCCCCGCAGTGCGGCAACGGCTCCGGCGCGGCCTGCGCGTGCCGCCGCCTTGTCAGTCCCCATGAAGCCAGCCCACGTTCGACTTTTCACGCTATACCCTGCGCCCTTCCTACGCCTGTACTTTGGCATCTTGTTCGTGTTCGGTTTTCCTTTCTCACTTTATTTCTTGCTAAACTAGAGTTGTAGGCTAAACGATGCAAAGTGCATAAATGCCTTTGGATCGGAAGTGGATCAGAAGTTGGGGTAGTACTGGCCCCAACTTCTGATCTACGCCTAAAAATAGAACACTAAAGGTTCTTGTCTTTGAACCCTAACGAGTTATGTCGCTTGTCAGTGGCACTAACCCCCCCCCGCCCCCACCCCCCCCCTTATTAGTGCCTATTTGGCACCCTAAACCCCCCACCCCCCCACACCCCCCCGCTCCGCTCCGCTTCGCTCCGCTACGCCCTCCGCTCGCTTCGCTCGCGCCCCTTTGAACACTAACGTTGGCAACATTTGGGCCTTCTTGCTTGGGCTACGGCGGCCCTGTCTTTTTTCTATTGGGTTGGGTGGGGGATTTGTTCTAGAAATTTTCATCTAGTCACAGGGTGTTTGTGCGTCAGTGTTGGACGTCCGTGCGCAGCGTCGGGAGTGTGCGTACTGCGTCAGTGATCCAGTTGGGGCACTGGGTGTGCGTCCTGAGGAGCGGGAGCATCGAGACGCTGTCGCCGAGCCAGCGGTTGAACATCCTCATCATCCGCCGGTGCTGGCTGGCCAGCTTGCGCAGGTGCTTGCGGGTCGAGTCGAGTGCATCCTTGAAGTCCGCCTGGCTCGGGTTGAGTTGCGCATCCCTCGAGTGCGGCGTCGAGGGCTGGTCCGAGTTCGGCGCGCGTCTGACAGTCGACGTACCGGCCTGGTCCGAGTCCGTCCCGCTGGTCTCCGAGTCCGAGTCGTCGGTAGAGGGCGGCGAACTCTGGGGCGCGGGCTCCGGTGTCGTCCTTGTACCACTCGGTGGGGCTGCGGTTGCTGGTGATGAAGACGAGGTTGTATCGAGCCGCGACAGATCCCCCCTTGCATTCGCACGTCGTAGGGTACGGGTCGAGGATCTGGAGGAGCTTCTGGAGCTGGACCTGTCCGGCGAACTCCTCGAAGATGACGACGCGCTGGTCGGTGTAGCCGTCGAACCACAGTCCGCAGTTCCCGTAGATCGGGAGGTAGGCGTGGGGGTAGCGGTTCCTGATGGCGTAGCTCTTGCCGATCCCGGTGGGTCCGACGACGCAGACGATGCGAAGCTCGGGGCGGTAGGGGCCTGGAACGCGACTGGCCAGCTTGAGTAGGCCGGAAGAGTACTTGGCGAACGTGCCGGCTGGAATATCGGATACGCGGCCGGTGGCGAGTACGGCGTCAGCAACTGCGTCGAGATCGGTGCGTCGGCCTTGTCCGGCACCCCCTCCCGGAGAGCCAAGAGTAACTCCGACCGTACCCGGTTCTCGTGTGTCGGCCTTGGTGCAGTAGGCGACGCACTGCTCGGCGGTTCCGCGGGCGATCTCCCAGTGGGCGCGGGGTTGGGGCTCGGCGTAGTCTCCCTCGAAGAGTCCGGCGACGTACGAGAGGGCGCTGGTGGCGTCGAGCTCGACGTATCCTTGCAGATGCGCTGTGCCTGCGGCTCCGCGCTCGTGCTGGTAGACGAAGTAGCGGACTCCTCGAGGCATCGTTTGAGGGTAGGGGCTGCGGGGATTGTTGAGGGTGAACACCCAGCGACGGGATTTGGCTTGGGGACGGGGAGGCTGACG